TAGACTACGTCCTAACCCTTGCTGGACCCATTGATAATCAACGGGCTCACAAGAGATCAGACGTGGTCCTCGCGAATCTTTAGCGACGAGCACAACGCGCGCCGGTAAAGACTCATCCGTAACCCCTGTAAAGGAGTTATAGGTGTCACAGACGTGTCCAAATGACGCACAAAAATATGCGTCAAACGGGTAAACGTCCGTGATTCGACTACTGACATTACGCCACAGGAACTTCTCAGAGCGTTGCTGCTTAGTAGCAACAGCGCCTGGTCCGTGCCGTGGGCGGATGTCAGAAGGGTCGAAGAATGCAAAGAGATTCGAAAGAATCTTCCTTGCACGACGAGCCACGATAAAACGCTCGTTCGGCCCACTATTGGGATGCGAACGGGGATCGTGGTGGTTAAGCAAATCCTCCAAGGATTGGAGGTCTGCGTTAACAGCTGATAGGTCTTCGTCGGTCTTGACAAACCGATCGATGACTGTTCGTTCTTGGTCTGTTGTATACGGGAGCTCGTACTTGTAAAACAAGTAGCAGATCTCTCGTATCGCCAGGACTGATTTAGCGCACGGTTCTTGAAGGACAGATCCATCTGGTTGCAACACGCGACTGAAGAGCTCACCTAGAAACCTAGGAAGCTCACTACCGGGAAGGGTTGAGAAACCCAACTCAGTAGCGTTCAGTTTTTGTGTATGCGTCAAAGCCTTGTCAAAGGCTTTGCCCAGACGGGGTAGGGTTTTAGTCAAAAACCCTACTCCTTCAAAGCGCAGACGTTTGGCTAACTTATCTAATGTTAGTCGTACACTGCGAGGTTCGAGACCTAATCCGTGAGCATCTGTTAAGACGTCACGAACGTAGGCAGCGATGAGTTTACTTTCATCTAGGCTCTTATTGACATCCATAAGGTATGTCTCCTAGAGCATGTCCACGCCGTGATCCATCCCAACGACTCATGTACCAAATAGGAAGTAGTATGAAACCACAACCTACTAAGTTCGAGAGAAGCCAACCTAACGGAAACAAAAGGACAAACCAATTCAAGTTTGTCCATTGTCTCATTAAGGGAAGCTTCTTCGACCCTTCGTCAATCGATCCAAGTAGACCGATAACGGACGAGGAAGCCATCTGCACTTCTGTGAGATACAAGATCCCACAGCATTTGCAGCCTGTCTTTGTAGACAGGTTTGGCTACCCCGGCGCTATCGATTACCTGATATTCGTTTGACGCAGGTACAGTAGAACACCACAGCACCGGCCGGCCCTTCGTGGGCCGGCCGGCATGGTCACCGACAGACAGAATCAGATGGTCCTTTTGGACCATCCGAAACTTAGCGTAAAATTAATTACGCCCAAGTGCAGTTTTAGTTGTACAGCGTTAGCTGTACGACCGAGACTAACTTGCCGTCGGAAGCTATGATTGAACAGTCTCTTACCGGGGCGGCTTTTAGAGGCCACCTTCGATAAGAGATTTGGCACCGTTGCCTGTGCCATCGAAGAGGACGGTCGTTCCAGCGCCAGTAGTGGCACAGAACGACAGAACCTCAGCGATGACATTGGCAGCTTCAGCGGTACTCGTAGATCCCCCAATTGGGAAATCAAGAACGAGATACGCAGAAGTCGTGATCGGAGTAACGTTGTCAACGCCGGACAGGGTAGTTTTATCTACCCGGACGAGCGAACGACGACGCTGCTTCAACCCATTACCGACCTCCTGATGACTAATCGTCAGGCGGTGCGGCAAGGACGGGTTCTCCGCAATTTGGGAGAACACCGTACGACGGTCTTGGATTTCGAGCCTGCTGAATTCAACTTCAGCAGCCGAACTGTTCTTTACTTCGTTGGTGTTTAGCGTGTTGTTTAACATGCTTGTTGTTTTGTTTACTGTTTCCGGCTAGACAGCGCTAGCCACGTTTCCCCCTGAACCGGGGGCGAGGTGTGGTGCCTCTGCGGCGTCGTGATAACACGAGTGCAGAAGCAAGCGTTATCTCATCCTGAGATAAGCCGCTGGAGTTTATCCAGCTACTCTCCGGTTGCTGTACAACCCGTTTATAAGCGGTTTGTTTTACTACCGGATAGTGGTACATATGGCCCCGAGGAACCTGAACTGTGTCCAGAAAAGGAGGAGAGTTAATCACTCCTCGTCTGACACTAATAGTTCGGGAACGCCTCACAGACCACAGATACCTCTGTATGTTTATCCGAGGGTTCATGTGCGAGACTTTGAATTGATCGAGAAAGTCGCCTACGCGACTAACCCAGTCAATTACAAAGCTCCATGGAATCGCATTCCAGATTACTTGAGGGTTATAGTTTGCCCCAAATGAATCGAGGAGTGCGAGTTCTTGCGCATGCGCAAGCTGGTAGTCAGTATAATTATAATTATACTGAATCTGCCCATGAAACGTGCTCGAGTCATACCGGACGTCACGATACTGTTGATACCTCTGAGTAGGCCAAACTGGCGGTGAGGCATTACTGCCCCACCAATACCAGGGGTCATACCCAGAAGGGTTAGCAACTTCGTCGACGGAATCGGTGAACTCTTTCCACTTGAAGGCATAATGCCGACTTTGGAGAGCACCCGCCCTAGACACGAGACGGTTAACCCGTTTCTCGAGTAAGGCTAAGCTGGTTCTTATCCCAGCTATATCGGATAACAGCGGGCGGATATTGAAGGCATACTGAAGCTTCAAGTCCGCAACTGTTCGGATCAACTCAGATATTGGTAACGACCGCTTTCTGAAGGCGGCCGCTGCAGT